CGCAACTCTTGGATAATCAACCAAACTTTTTCGGCATCAAGTTCGGTAGTGTCTTTAAACTGTTTACCAGTACCAAGATATTCATTAATAATTCTGGTAATTTTAAGCTTATTACCGCCATCCTTCTGGAGTAATTCGCCGAAGAGCACTTCTGCTTCTTTCTTCATATCAGCAAAAGGCGGCATCTCAACTGCGTGTTCTTTATACTCATTCTGCCGCTTATCGGTAACAAACTTGTTATCATTTTCTGCGGCTTCCTTGTCAATGGCATCAGCGATAGCTTTAACAAGATTATCATAGGTAAATACAATACTCTCTGGAATATATTTGAAGCGGCTTCCCGCAACAAATCGAGGAGTTTCACGCATAAATAGTCTGGTTTCCATCTGTCCAGTTTCTTTGTTGACGACAGGACGAGACAGACCAATAATATCACAAGTTCGTTCGCAAATCTTACGGCCACGTTTATCAAGAGTAGGCTCAATCTTATTATACTCATTGCCCTGTTCATCTTTTTCAGTACGTTCAGTGCTATGAGAAATCAATACAAGACCATAATCAAGCTGAATGATTTTACGAAGAGAAGCATCAAATTCCTGCTCTACAAGGTTATAACCTTTACCATAAGGCAAATCCGCGATATTATCTACATTATTATCATCACAGATATACTTTTGACAATAATCATACGCGATATCCGCAGTATCAATAACGACAGTTTGGAACATTGCCTTTGTCTCTTCTTCTTTCAATTCAACAAGTAATCTACGAAATTCATTCCAACTATTAATAGGTTGAGCCATTACACCAGGCAAGGCACTATAACCTTTTTCAAAAGCAAAAATAACTGCGCCAGGGAATTTAGAAGCAATAGTCGTCTTGCCGGATTTGGGTGTGCCATAGAATAACACACTATATCCGCGAAGGTCACGACTTACCTCATGTGGTTTAAGATTAGTAAGTAATCCCATAAGTCGTGTCCTCCTTTATCAGAAATCGTAGCCGGAAGTAGAGGTAGTATTTACTGCTGCGGCAGAGCTACCATTGCGGCTAGCCTGATACTCTTCCTGACGCTTCTTGATAGAAGCAAGATAAAGTTCACGATCACTCATTGCCTGTGACATTTCAGATGCGAGGATAGTATCTTCATCATCCCAAACGTATGGTACCTTACTTGCGCCAGTGATAACAAATTCACGAGTAGTAGTAGGACGCTCACGCACTTCATCTTCACCAAATGCAGATTCAGTTACAGTACGAGTGATAACAGTCTGACTTAATTCACGACCCCATACACAGGTGAAAGTAGGATGCTTAGGATTTACTTCAAGATTCTGGAAATAACTCATAGCACCCTTACTACGTGCTACAAACTCAACAGGCAATAAAGCCTTCTTAAAGTCAAAGATTGCACCGCGGACCTTAACATAAGCATCGGTCTGCTTTTCATCATCAGCTTCTACATCTTTAACATTGGTGATTACGATATCAGCCTTAAATGTATTACGCTGCTTTTCATCTTCATTAATACTATTTACAATATGGATAAAACCACCTTCATTACGGATAATAGATACAGGCTTTTCATCGGTAAGTTCGCGGAACCATTCATTCAACGCAATCGCAGTATCGCAACGAACCTTTACAGCCTTATCTGCACCTACATTAAGAACGGTAGGATTGTCGTTAATAATCTTTTCCAAAGCCGCAAAAGAAGCATTAGAATTGCCTTTACCAGTTGTAGCAACTACATAAGTATAATGAATAGTTACAACATTTTCCATCTTGTCATCTGTTGCTACACTAATTGTGCCACTAATAAATTCAGTACCAGGATTTTTAGACTGAGCACCAGTTACTTTCTTTTCCAACTTGTGGTCGTAAAGTAAACCCTCAATATGAGCTTCATTAATCAAATTTTTCTTCATTATTCATTTTCTCCTTCAAAATTAACTTCTTTACCTTTATCTGTAATCATGTAAACTACTGGGTCTTTACCAACCTTTTCAACATAGCCGTCAGTTACAAGCTTACGCATAGCGCCAGAAACTGCTTTTGAAGAAATACCCATACCTTCTGCTATATCCCGTGCTTTATACATTGCAATAGGAGCAGATTGAAGATATTTCAAAATATTCAAACCATTTTCTGTAAATGCAGGCTTTTCAACATTATCAATGCCCTTTAAAGCATCAATATATGCTTGAACATTTTCTGGTACTTCAATTTCGCCGGCTACTTCGTGAGTTAAATAATTCCAGAATTCCAAAAATTCTTGCTGTTTTGTCATCGCACTTATCCTTTCCTCATTTTCTATATATATTATATCAAATTTTTTCTGGAAAGTCAATTTGCATC